AGCTTTTTACAAAACTATGTCTACAGCGTTACGAACACCCGCAGTTATGAACGTATTATTATCAAGTAGGAGACCAGGAGAGGATGCCATAGGGCAAGCCTTGCAAAGTTTAAATACTATAAGTTCTCAAGTGGTGACTCAGACAGCCATAAAACCCGCCTTTGAAGAAGGAACAAGAGCAGCCTCTGCTTTACCAATTCCTAGTGCCTTACCACAAGATAATCAGCAACAAACAACGGTGCCAAATGTTACTCCTCCCGTTGCAGGAACAGCAACAAGAATTGATCCGACAAATCCAATCATAAACCCAGATCCCGCGACACAAGCACTGGCTCAGAGATTAGCGGGTACATCAGCGATTACTCCACGTCTCCCCAATTAAGTTGAAGATCCTGGTCAACCTTACTAGGCACGGCTAACTCTAATCCCGTCTCCATAATATTTTTAATCTTCTGTGCTTGTATGTCGCTCTCGACGGAAAAACATAGTTCATCGTGCACTGTAATTAAGGGAACAAGACCCTCTTCATAACAATCCACCATTGCTTTCTTAGTTTGGTCAGCAGCCGAACCTTGGATTAATTTATTAAGTGCTTTGTATGTAAACGCTCTACGAATTTGTGGCCCGTACTCTCTCTCCGCATCGTCATGTTTCATAGGCTTGTTGTACCCAAAAGTTTTAGGCTCCCATAAATCAAATCGGCATAAGCGACCCGCTATTGTTCGAATCTTTCCGTTTACAGATGCTCTCTGCATCATCCTATCAGCTAGTGTTTTCACAAAAGGCACACGCTCATGATATTTTGCCATTAGAGACTTTGCCTCTTCCGTGCTAAGATTTAACTGAGCACCTAGCTTTGCAACGCCCATTCCGTACATAATTCCTAAATTTACGGTTTTTGCTTCTTTTCTAGAAATACCCGCTAAATCAGCAACCATTTGATGAAAGTCTGGATCCCCCTTATGATATTCATCAACCACCTCCCGAATCATAGGATGTCTGTCACCACGTCCCATAACAGAACAATAATGTACTAGTAACCTTGGTTCCTGGGAGGAATAGTCAAAGCTACCCCACTTCTGACCTTCTTCGGGTACAAATAACCCACGAATTAATTTTTTGATATCTGGATCACGAGCAGGTATCTGTTGCAGATTTGGATTCGACGACGAGAACCTACCCGTGACAGTCCCCCCATCATCGGATCTCAATTGATGGAACTCACAGTGAATTCGTCCCTTATATTCATGTTTAAGTATGCTGTCAATAAACGTGCTGTCGGCTTTATCTGCCTCGCGTAATTTAACAATAGCCTGGGCAACCTCGTTAGGATGAGCTTGTAGGAACTGCTTTGTGAAAGAAGGTGCCCCAAGTTCTGTTTTGGGGTAGTTAAGGTTCAGTGCCTTAAATACGCTCTCTACGGACGCATTTGCCCACGGTTCTATATCCACGGACGTTTTGTCTTTTATAAACTTTTTTAATTTTTTTATACGAGCCTTGAGTGTTTGCTTGGCTTGCTCTGCTTTGTCTAAATCAACTCGTACACCATTTGTCTTCATATCAAGCAGTATAGGTATAAGCTTAGTCTCCAAACCAAACACAGTGTTTAACTCTTGCATATCTATTTCTATACGCAATCGATCCCACAGTTTAAGAGTCATGATAGCGTCTTGTTCGGCATAAGGTCCTACAAACTTTGCAGGTAGTCGCCACATCTCGCTCTTTGGATCCACGCCAAAGTCCTTTGCTGCAGCTCTCAACATTTTTTCGTCTTTACGCATGTCTATGTAATCTCGACCCAGATTATTTAGGCTATAACTGAATCTATTCTCATTGACCAAAGGAGCAGCAACCATTGTATCTATGATCGTACCCTTAACCTCGATACCCTCGGCTCTTAACCATCCCGCATCATACGTTGCGTTGTGCATAATCTTATCTATATGAGGGGTGTTCATCTGATCCTTAAACCATTTCAAAGTCATATTAGGATCAAGATTATGACCGTTAGCATGTCGAATCGGAAAGTATCCTTGATAATCCCCCGTGGCTACAGCAATACCTATGATCTCTCCGTCTTTTCGTGCCCACCCTGGACCTTTGTCTCGTATGTTCGGATCTCTGGTTTCCAAGTCTACGGCTATCTGTCTACAATTTGTTAGATCTGGAAACTCTGGTGGTATATTCCAGTTAACATCCAGAACATCCATCATCATACGTTCTTCAAAACTTATAGTGCTGTTGTCTTTCTTATCCTTCACCATCGTCTTCCCCCCACTCATTGTCCTCTCCTGCAAGGGCTGCGTAACCAACGATGTCAATCCACGAATCTAAATGTTTGGGTGAGTTAATCAACCTCGACATCTTTACCGCAATCATACACTGGTACACTTGTTCCACCGTAAGCTTTTGATCTAAAATAACTGACCAAAGCTGTGCAATACGTTCATGATTTAGTTGTGCATCTCCGTATATCTTAGCTCGTTCGCTAGATATTAGATCACCTGCTCTCTCTAATATGTCTTTTCTTTTTATCATTATATTTCATACCTGTATTTTTTCTGTGACTCTATTATGTGGAGGTTTTCTTTTACTCTTGTTAATCCTACATAAAAGACTCGATGCTCATCATCTTGATCTTGATTCGTAACGCATACCTTAGTTGAGTCAAGATGCACCACTACGTTCTCATCTTCTCCCCCTTTCATAGCATGAAACGTAGATACCTTTAACCGTGGTCGTTCTGTAAGCACTTCTCCCCGTCTACGCAAAGCACGAATATAATGTTTTTCATCTACACCTAAACGGAGCATATCTAAAGCCTCAATATTTTTGTCTGCTAAAAGACCAAAGTTTTTAACCAGACTATCATATGTATAAGTGCTGTCTACGGGTTCTACCTCTAACAACTGTTTCATACCCCGTTTAATTACGGCTCCGTCTCCAGACTTAGGTGCCAACTGATACAACTGTTTAACCTCATGAAGTCCTATTGAATCTCCTCTTTGCAATCCCTCCCATATCCTCATAGCTTCCGCTATCTCTAATTTTACACTTGGATAGCCTTTGATCTCATAGAATAAACCTTGATCCCGTAGGTCTGTTGCAACATCACGAGCAAAAGAATTAGTTCGAGACATCAAAGTCCACGAACCTTGGCTCATGTCTAGATTATGTGTGTCCATATGAAAATTAACGGTGCCCTCACGATCCATCGGATCAAAAGCCTTTTGTTTTCTGTTATGAATGCGTTTAACCACGGAGTTAGCCAAGTTATATGCAGACCGTGGTAGCCTATAACTTTTCTTTAATACACGAACATTTTGTGAGCAGTTCATAAATAAATTAACATCAACACCTGCCCACCTATGAATCGCCTGGTCATCATCCCCTGCAAAGTATGTTTTGTCTGAATTTTGTGCAAGTAGTTCTACCATCTTCCATTGTAACGGAACGAGGTCTTGTGCTTCATCAACTATGAGTATTTCAAGCTTTGGGGCAGTCCCTTGTTTAACATAACCCGAAATCATATCTGTGAACGATACCTTACCATATTCCGACTTATACTTTTGTAATTCTCTCCATATTTTAAAAAGCATAAAGAAGTCTAAATCATAGTTTCGTTGATCGTTATATTCTTCTCCAAGAGTAACGCATCGAAGAGCAGCTCTGTCCACCATACGTAGATATCTGTCGTGATCCTTACCTTGTGGTAGTATTAATCCATCATCAGCATCACTGGCTATGATTCCATCAAAGTTCATGCCCATCATTCGAGAGAACTCTCTCCAATCCTCACGAGCCATCAAGTCTGATTGTGACAGACCTAGACCATTGTATCCAAGAGAATGAAGCGTCCTAAAATAGGGTAGGCTCTTGGGTGTAAGATTAAATGCCGATCCCGCCCTCTCTATAGCCTCTGTGACGGCTTTCTTAGTAAAAGATACATAACCAATCCTATCGGGTTCTACACCCCGTGAGAGAGCGTCTCTGACGATCTCAATGAGGGTATGTGTCTTACCGCACCCTGGAGGACCTAGTATTAACTCAGAAGGGTATGTCATTCTCTGCTACCTCTGTTTTTTGCTCGACACCCTCATATGCAGGTATCCACCATACTCTAATCGTTGACCTTGACCCATCGGGTTTACGGATGCTCTTATGACCGTTGCAATCTGTGTCATCGTTTAGCTTTTTTAATCGCTCTTGTATCTGTGCTCGTGTAAATGATCCAAAGTTTCTCTGACGTAAAAACTCCATG